GAAGATGCTGTATCGTTTGCGGTATCGCCCGCGCCGCCGTCGCCGATGTTAACTGAGTCATTCCCGTAGCAAGGGACGTCAGAAGCCGCGATGTTAACAGTGTCGTTAAAACCTGTTATACCATCCGCACCATTGATCGGATACTCATAGCTTGTCGTAAGAATCTCAAGATAAAGTCTGCCATCAGAATTCTTTTTGATAACGTCGTTAAACATTCCGGCGGTATGGCGCGCGGAAACGATCGTGCCGGCTGGCCAATCTTTCGCTGTCGTTCCTTCCTGCGCTCTCACAAACAGAAGCTCTTGCTGATCGCTTGCGTTGAGAAGCTGATACAAGAAAATTATTTCAAGATCGTCGAGGCTTTCCGATCCTTCTGCCGGGATCAAAGTCAGAAAGAGCCCGCGCCCACGACTGGAGATATTTTCCCCAGCGTCTGTGCTTGGCGCGCGGAACTCCCCAAGGAAGCCGTCCTCAAACCCCTCCATCGGCGCAATGTTGGCAAAGGTGCCCGTAGTCGAGGCCGCCGTAATCGGCGCAATGAGGCTCGTTGTAAAGTTGTTCAGTGTGGTTATACCGTTAAACATGGCAGACTCCTACTTGGCTTTGACGTATGTGAGCAAATAACCCGGAGGATCTCCCGCGTCAGGCGCTCTAAATGTGCCGGAAGCCAACGGCGTAAACTTCGCAGCGGACGCAAAAGCGACTCCGCCAGCAGTTCGGACTTCGACTGGTACAAGCACATCGCCAAATGCGATTGCGTCCAAAGAATCTTGCTCAGTTGCCGCGCCTTCCGGGATAGGTCGCGGCTCGATCGCAATTAGTTTACCGTTAACAATCTCAAATTCATAAACCGAATGCTGCGTGTCCGTTATCTCTTCATAGTTCAAAACGATGCGGCACCGCTTACCGTCCGGTGACATAGCGTTATAACGCGAGCTGTCAGCGCTTCTGAATTGGCTTCTTTCGGCCACCAGAACAACCTCGTCAACTTTCTCCAGCACATAGGCTCCTTCAGAGTCTTGCTTCAACTCCCAGAGAGCCGCCACAGTTGTTTTCGAAGTCGCGTGCGTCCCGACGAAGTAGCGCCCATCAAAGTCAACTGGAACGTCGGAGTTGGTGTCAAACTCGTCGCCCGTGTTTATATTGACCGTTGTGTTATTCGTTTTAAGAATACACACATTCATTCGGGTTTCTTGAACCGCAAACGCCGCTATATCTCCATTGGGCAAAATGCGCGGGTATACGTCGCGAGTCCGATCCGAAAGGAGCGTGAATGAATCCCCGGCTTGGTGCAAAATGTTTCCAAAAGTGAAGTTCTGCTGGACGCGGCCAAGGTGTAGCTCGCCGCCGGTTTGATTCGGCGCTGTTGTTAGCGTAGCAAGCACCCCAACATCACCTTTGCTTCGGTAATAAATCCGTTCCATAGCAGTATCGAGGAAGCCGGAAGCGACGTTGCCGCCGATGCTTGCGCTCTTCTGTATGTAACCGCCGGTTGTCGCTGGCGGATAGTAAAGATACCTTACATATGGCGAGAAGTTCGCGAGGTAAGCCAGCCAGCGGCCGTCTCCGTGAGAATACTTCTTGTCGATGATGCCCCCGGCGTAGGCTGTGAACTGGCTGCTATTTACAAACACAGGATCGACGTATGGCGCGACTCGAACGCTGTGCCCTGATTGATCGACTTCATAACGCCCCAGAACCTTTCCATTGTCCGCGCTTTGATCAGCGGAAGGAACGATGAGATGGTTGCCGCGAAAGTACGGCGCGGCGTTTAGCTCCGGTGTGAAGCCAAGGTTGGAGGACGCGCTATCTGGGCCAATCAGCATCGTTTTATTTTCGGGAGGTCGAGGCAGCTGCGCCCTTCCTACCTGCTCAAACAGTGTGGTGTAATCTACCACATTCAGAACCGATCCTGCAAGAACCCAGTTTTCTGGAGCGTCGATATTCGCCGGGAACCGGGCCATGGAACCAACCGGAGCCGGGACACTTCTGCTTGTAATTGAATCCGTGTACTCTCGATCCGGCCCGATTGCTTGGTCAGGAAGCGTCGCGGTATCGCCGTCGTTGGTAACTGTTACTGTGTACACACCAAACGGCGCATAGAAACGGAATGCGCCGTTGGAGTCGGTAAGGAGCGGCTGAGAAATAACGCTGGGGCTGTCGTTCACATTCCCGTCAAAAATCTCGACCGGCTGCCCGGCGGAATCTGTGACAATTACTTCCGCACCGGCGATGGCCGCGCCAGAATTATTCCGGGCTGTGCGGCCGTAGAATCCGAGCGTTGGGGGTGGCGCTTCGCTGGTGCCGGCGCCATTCATCGCAACGCTGTTAAGCTCCCCTATATTCACGGTGTGCCCTCCGGCGGATTATCAAAATTGAGCTTCAGCTTTCCGCCATCGACGCCCTCGAACGTAACAGAGTTCATCCGCTCGATCGTGAGGGTGTTCGGCGGTTCGCCCACAACAACCTCCTCGATCTCGCGTTCAATCTCTGTGTACTCAAGATCCCCAAGCAGAGCTTCCGGCGCGACGTCTAACACCTCGCCGTCGAAGCCTTTGAACTTTGCTTTCAGCGAGTATGTGTCTGTGCCGGGTATGCCCTCGAAGCCTATGAGCCCATTTAACTCCCCGGTAACAAACTCGTCGAGCGTCCCTGTGATATCCTCCTCGCGGAGCAGATCGTCAAACGGGAAGTCTTCCCATTTGTTGTCTGGCGTCTTCGTGCGGAGTCGGAACGAACAAGGCATCAGGCGACCTCAGACAACTCGTCTTCGCGCGTGATCTCGACGGCGTTGCCGGACGGAATGTTGACTGTGGCTTCGGCAATCCGGGTGCCCTCGCTTCCGATCAGCGCGACGGTCGTGACGTCAAAGGTAACTTCCGCGCTCCCGAAAAGGGCCACGCTCGTTACCGTAAGGAGCCCTGTGTCAATCGTGTAGCTTCCGGTAAGCGGTTTGGATACTTCCTCGCCTACGCCCGCGCCTTCGATCTGAAGAAGGGAGAATTGCTCAGTGGACTGCCCAAGCCAAAGAAGGCCGGTCAACTCCAAGCCGTCGTCCAGGATCGCGTTTTGAACTCGCTCCCGCTTCCCAGTTTCGAGGTAATGGATATTGATAAAGCCTTTCCAATTTGCTGGTTTCATTGTGAGCCCCTTTGTTCTATTCCGTGAGTATACTTCTTTGCTCTTTACAAGGCAACGTCGTCGTCTAGCGTAATGCCGGTGTTGTCTTCGTTTACCAGTTCAAACGTCGTTCTCTGCGTCCAACCCGCTCGTTCAGCCTGCGTCGAGTCGTTCGCGGCCGTCGCGGTGAAGGTTTCGTTCCAGCCGTATCCTTCAGCAATAAGCTCGCCGAAGCCGCGAGTTGTAACGGTCTGATTCCACCCGCGCGCGTCAGACGGCGTAAGCTGGGCTGCAATGGCGGTCGAAACTGACCCCTGCCATCCGGTCGCCTCGTTTATGATAGGTGGCTTCAGCACAGCGAGGAACGCCCCGGCCCAGCCTTGCGAATCTTCTACCAGTCGAATGAAGGAAAGCGAGGTGTTTTGAGCCCAGCCGCGCGCGTCTCCGATCGGCTCGCTAACGCCCCGGACGTTCGTTTCAGAAGCCCAGCCTTGGTTCTCGCTCGACTCGTCCACACCCCGAAGCACGCCGGTGACACCTGTGTTAAAGCCCAGCAGCGTAGCCGGGTGTGCGTTCCTTCGTTCGAGCCGCTCAACGCGCCGCCCGATTTCATACGCGGGATCGACACCGCTGCGGCTTCGACGCGGCTGGTTGGGAGGAACGCGCGCGCCATCGACAATCTCGGACGGGCTCGTGAGCGTTACCTGTACAGAAAGATCGTTGCCATCAGTCGTCCGGGTAATGTCGGTGACGTAAAGCGGCGCGGCAAAATCGGGATCGACGAGGGAGACGTTGACGACCTGATCCGGCTCCCAACCTACGCCCACAACCTCCAGCTGAACGTCGTAAGCCGGGTATGCCTTGTAACGCAAAAGCTCGTCCAGCTTCCGGGCCATCGCCTTGATGTTGTCGCCGCCGTTATCGCTGAGTGGCGGAGCGTCGCGCCGCCCGTAAAGCTCGATGGACGCCGGGTCAAAACGCTCGACCCAGTGGAGCCCTCGGACAACCATCTGGACCGTCATTTGCCCGTTGATATTATTGTTTGCCTGAATCGACTTGTTCAATTCAAGGATGCCGTTTTCATCGACGTTCGCGACTTCCAACCCAAGGTCGCGCCATTTCTGCTGGACAATTCGCGGCTCCCCGACGACCTCGACGCCCCTGAGCAGCGACGGGTTAAACTGGAAGCCGTCAATACAGTCGAACGGCTGGAAATAGCGGCCGATCGAGAGCGTGCTGTATGACCAAGCTTGGCCCCGGAACACATTGTATATTCCTTCGAGGCTTTGCTTCAGCCGGAGCGTATCCCGGACAATGCCGCGATCGCCTTGGTTGAGGTCCGGCCCTTGGTTGAGGAGAGGATCGAAAAAGAACAGGGTGTTGCCCCGGATTTTCCAAGCCCAGCCCGTCAGCAGACAGACCTCTTCCATGACGTCGTAAAGCGAATCAAATTTGCTCGCATACTCCTCGACGTCGGTGAGGTTCGTATCGACGCCCGCCAGCGAGATATTCCGAAGAGCGGGAGAGCCTTCAGTGTGCCGCTGCCACGCCTGTAGAACGACGTTGGTGGCAGAGACCTTTATCCAACGGTCAAGGAAACGGGTGTGGCTCGCGAAGTATTCGAGGGACCGGCACTGGACGCGCTTGTAAGTGAATGCGCCGTTGCGGTTCTCTGTTACATTCGTGATCACAACTTCCCACGTTTGGGAATTGCCATCGACCGTCTGCGTCACCGTTACCGGCTCGCCGATAAAGGCAGACTGGAACGCGACCGCTTGCCCCGGAACATTGAGCTGCTCCAGAACGAAGTCAATGGACACGACCCGTTCCGAGCTGCTATCTTTGATCGAGCAATCGTGGACAATAGCCGGGACGCCGGAGACGGTTACAGCTTGAGAGAACTCACCGAAAATCGGCATCAAAAGGCTCCTGACATTTCCAGACCTCTGCGGCGCATCCGGTCCAGCATATCGCGATCGTCGCGAATAATCGAGTGTCGCATATCAACCATGACGCCGCCGCCTGTTCCACGACCTTGTCCGCGCCCCATCGTCGCGTCCATCTCGACGTCCGGCGATACCTTGTCAGGGAGCCCGGCGAGCGTTCCGTTGACGCCTTTGACGAGGCGCTGCGTGTCCTTAATCGACTGATCTGTCATGTTGCCAAACTCGCCGATAACGCCCCGGACCATATCGGGAACGATCGAGTTGCCGACGACGGCCATGAACATTTGCTTGATTGAATTGATTACGTTCTGCGCCATGTTCTTAACGTAATCTACAACCTGCGACACCATGTTCTTAACGGCGTTCAGCGCCATCGAGCCCATGTTCAGGAAATACTGGACGACCGCTTGGACCATGTTCTGGATAAGCGCGACGACCTGCCCTGGCATCTGAGCGATCCGCTCGATGACCCCGGAGACGAAGCTGGTGACAATCTCGAAAACCCTTGTGACGCCGGAGGTCCAAAGCTCCCAAACGCCGGTCCAGAACTGCGCGAACATCTCCATAATCTTTGCGCTTCCGGCGGTTATCGCCTCCCAGATCTTAGTGTACATGTTGACGTAAAACTGGATGATCTTTTGGACGCCTTCGCTTACAAACTGGATCACGGCCGTAAAGCCTTGCTTGATCGACTCCCAAGCAGCTTGGAGCGTCGCGGCGAGCTTCGTGCCGACAGCGCCCCAGCCGCCGAAGTGCTCGACGATCGCTTGTACAGCTTTGACCAGGAGATAGATTCCGGCAGCGACCGCAGCGACAATCGCAATGATCGGCCCGAAGGCAACGACGATCGGAACCAGCGCCGGAGATAGCGCCAGCGCGGCGACCTTGAGCGCGACGAAGACTTTGATGGCTCCTCCGACGAGCCCGATGACCTTGCCGAGAACGATCAGGACTGGCCCAAGCGCGGCAGCAATCCCCAGCATAGCAGTGATCATCGTCTGGATCGGCTGAGGCAGAGATGTGAACGCGGTAACGAGCCCGCCGATTACAGAGGCGAGCGATTTGGCAGCGGGCACAACGACGTCAACCAGGACTGGAACGAGGCTGGTCAATACCGGGATAAGCGCGGAGCCGATCTGGACTGATACGACGTCCATGGCTTGTCCAAACAGCGCCATATCGCCGCGCGCCTGCCGGGTCGATTCGAGGACTTCATCAGAGAGGATGAGCCCGGCTTTCTGCGCTTTGTTGCCCAGCTCCTCCATCCCGGCTCCGTTGTTTTTCAACAAGGGCCATAGGGCGGCACTGTCACCAGCCAGGGCTTCCATGTAGAAGGTCATATCAGCCTGCGATACATTGGCCTTTTCTAGGCTGCTAACGTATAGCTGAAGTGCGTCGGGTCCGGATAAGTTTTTGAATTGTGCTGCCGTTACACCAACCTTCGGAGCGATGTTTTCGAAGAAGTCGGCCATAGGGCCGCCACCCGTAGCCATGAAGTCGCCAACGCGATCGTTCACGTCTTTAAGGATGTCTGCGTACTTATCGGACTCGATGCCAACACTCTTCACCGCGAAGGCTTGGCGCTGGAAGGTCTGCGCGTTGGTATTTGATACCTGCGTCATCCGGTCCAGTTCTTTGGTGTACGTCGCTGCTTTATTCGCGAGGAGCGACACGCCCGCAGTAGCGGCAGCGAGCGACCCGGTGACCCATTTCGTCATAGCGCCGCCGGTCGCGCTGACCTTCGACCCAAGCCGCTGCATTCCGTCGCCTAGTTCCATCAAACGCCCGTCTGTGCTTTGGGCGTTTTTGTCTATATCGGCCAATCCTTTCTTTACAGCTTCGCTTCCCTCAAGCGCGATCTTGCCGACGATTTTGAAGAGTTCTAGCACGGTCACGCTCCACGATGCTGTTAGCGATTGCCAAGGCTTCTTCCTTGGTCGTCTTTGGTACCTCTGCGGTTGGGCTGGGCAAGCCGATCGCTTCGAGGTATTTATGGAAGTTCTTTTGCCCTCCGTGGCCGCACAGCCAAGCGTTGAACGACTCTACAACAAGCGACTCTCGCGACTCGTCCGCTTGAGCGGCGAGAGCTGCTTGCGAGAGGTTGTAAAACTGTCCCGGCCGGAGCCTGTGAAGCTCGTCGAGCGTCCAGCCATATCGGGATAGCAGACGATCGGTTACAACCCAGCGCCCTAGCTGAGCATCCCGCGCGCCTGCTCGTAAAAATCCTTGAGTTCTGGATCCTCCTTGATCTGGCGGATAATCTCGATGAGCGTGGACAAAGGTTCTTCACGAAGCTCCGCTGCAGTCATCCCGGCCGCGCTCGCGAGGAACTTGAACGCGGATTCCCGACTATACTTCAGCATCGTCTGGAGGATCTCCGCGCCCAGCTTCGCCGCTTCGCTCCCGTCGCCGTCGCCTGCTTGTTTGGCCTTTGTGAACAGGTCCATATTCATATGGTCCATCGAATCCGCGAGGACTTCAGCAAAGTCCAGCGCGGCTCCGGCGGTCAATCTCACTTGTACGTTCTTGGCTTGTTCAGCCATTGCTTACACCTCGTCTGGAATACGGATTTCCCACGGGCTCGTCTCGACGTCCGCCGGGTCAAAGTGGGCTGCGAATGTAACTTCAAGGCTCGCTTCATCGTCGTCGGTTGTCTCGATCTCGAAGTTGCCTTCAGACAGCGCGTTCCTGATAATGAAAATTACGTCCTGCCCGGTATCGCGGCGACGGCCTACCAACGCGATGTTGGTGAGGTACGCTGACTCATCCGGGAAGGCGGTGCCGCGCGTAATAACTTTCTGCGCCGGGTCCGCTTCTGTTGTGATTGTCGAGCCCAGGAGCGCCAGCGAGAAGTTCTCAGCGGTCATCTCCAGAAGGTTCGCTGTGATCCGGGCAGTCTCGTCGATAATCCGGCGAGCGCCTTTCATGGGGCCGCGCAATCCGTCGATCGGGATTACACGAATGTCTTGTTCAATGATAAAGCTCGCGCCCTCGCGAGTCGCGCCCAACACGCGTTCTTCGGGTTCGCCGTAGTCAGCAAACACCGCTCCGGCGTCGATGATCATGCGCTTTACGGTTTCGGTTGAAACTGTCATAGATTTTCTCCTTGCCTCAAGTCGTTATTAAACCTTGGATTGCGTCAAAAGTCTTCCTTCCAACACCGTTCACAAGCAACAAATCTTCGATCGTGGCGAAAGGCCCGTTGTCGATTCTATGTTGCACGATCGTCGAGGCGAGCCCCGAAGTAACACGCGGCAAGGTTTGGAGATCGTCCGCGCTCGCCGTATTGATATTGGTCTTGGTAAACTGGTACACCTCCCGGTTCGCTCTCGCGGCCGTCGCTGCCCCTCGAAGCATACGCGTGCCGAAGGTCATCCGCCACCTCGAAACGCTTGGCGTGGGCTCCTGAATCGCTCCGCTCTGGCGCAATTTGATTCGAGTCGATCCGCGCTCATTCGCCAGGTCTGTATAGTCTAATAGGTCGATCACCCTGAAGGCAATCTTGCGAAGGCGGACAACGCTGTTTCCTTCGTCCCAGATATTAAGCTCCAGCTGCCCGGAAGAAACTGTGCCATCCATGTTCGCAACCAGCGTTTCGTCGTGCGTTACGACGATATAAGGCTGGCGCGACTCTGGCGCCCAATAAGAAAAGATCGCTGGCTCACCAGTCAGTTCGTCTACCGGGAGGAGCGCCGCGACTTCAGCATCAGCTTTCAGCGCCGCGATTATTTCAGGAACCATCGTCAATCCTCTTGGACAGTTTGGCGCGGATCTCCGCGAGCGCCCGCTCAACGGCTTTTACAAAGTACGGCCTTGGCCTTATGAACTTCGTTCCGAGTTCGAGGTGCGGCGCGTATTCTTTATCAGATCCGACATAGTAAAATGGAGCGCCGCCGGGATCGGGCGCTGTGGAGATTGAGCCCACAAGGTCGCCGGACAAAACCGCCGGACTCTCACCGGGCTTGGACGCTTGGTGAGGCTCCCCCGTCTTCGACACCTTGTAGATTTTGCCGGATCTTTGGCCTTGTAGCTGCTCTTGGATCTCGCGTTGCGCAAGGAGCGCGGCCGCTTTCGCATTGAAGCGCGTCCCATTCTCGATCTGGGCGACGACCTCTTTGAAATTAAAGGTCGACTGGGCGCGTGTCATCTTCGATCTCCAGCGAGGCGGTCAGATACAATCCGCGCTTCGGGTTGTCCACCTCGCCGTCTACCTTCAGGAAAAATTCGCGGGTGGTTACATACACGCTATCGCCGGTTTGGAGCCCGGAATCTCTCAGCGCGGTTACTGTGTAGCGGCCAGCGGATCGCTCGTTGTCGGCAACGACTTCCTCCGCCAGAGTGAATACAATATCGCATGGCACCGTAGCGACCAGCTCCAGCTCGTCGAAGAATCCACCGCCGCCGTCCGGCTTCCGAGTTGGGCGCCAGATTTCGGCCATGTCAAAGAAGGCATCCCCGCTGTAGTCTGACAGCGTTGCCTCGAACACCTTGCGCTGGCCCCGCCTCGACTTGCGGGGGTCAATAGCCATCACCTCGCGAGCTGTGACAGGGATCGACGCGTGAATGCCGTCTGCGACCAGTCCGCCGATCTCGAAAACGTCGCTTTTCAGATAGGCTTTCGAGGAGCCGGCACCGGGAAGGCCGCCGCGAGGAGAAACGCCTTTCAGCGCGATCCGCCCAAGCTCTTGCCGTGGGGTTGGATTCTCTCCCGGAGGCCAGTATGTAATAGAGTGGAGCAAGCTGCTCATAGTACAGTAAACCTCGCCTTGCGCTTCTCGCTATCGCGGAGGCGGCCGGAGGTATCCAGCACCATCGCCATCTGCCCGTACTGAGTCGAGGAGAGGCCCACGCCATTGCTGTTCTTTCCCTCGAACGACCACGAGCCCGTCCCAACGCTTTCCTGCGTCTCTCGCGGATCGG